TTCCTCGGGATCAAAAATCACATTTTCATAATTGTCCAAGTCATCAATGATCTCTTCACAATGTTTTTGGAGCCAGCGATAATTTTTAAGCAGTAGACGGGTATTTCGCAATCGCCAATCTCGCTGATCCTTTTCTGGAGTAATCTTCTTGTGTTCTTTCAACACAGCTTTTGCAATTATCTCTAACTGCTGTTTAGTTAAATCATCATTTGCCAATGCATCTTACCCCCAAGCTTTTTATTTGATCTATTAGCCATTGTTCGCCTTTGCGGACTGACGTTGATAAAACTTCACCAGCGTCACTTGATTCTTGGGCTCCCATAGTACTACCGCGATTCGTTCGGGTCTCAACTCAAGCCAAGAATCAAAACTTTCATTGATAATTTTTTTAATCCCCTGCTTTACTAACTCTTTATGCTTTTCAATATGGGGTTTCTCCATAGTCGTTTGAAAATAGTAAACGACTCCGTTCCACCCATTTACTAATTGCCTTGGGATTCGGCCAGTAGCGACTTTTTCCATTCTCTATTCTCCCTCTACAAATTTTTTATAGTTTTCTTCCTGGTATTTCCATATCGCATTGATGATCATCATTACTAGTGGATGGTTCCCATGCTTCTCGCTCAAGTAGCAAGAACTGCCAACAACCCAATTCCAATAATCATCTGACGTAATCGACATCTGGCGAACCATTTCGTTATTAGCATCCATCCATTTTTCTAAGTCTTTTAAAAAAGCATGATAATCCATTACAGCTCCTCGATTCGTATATAAATGCCTGGAAGCTTCGCCCAAAATTTTTCAATGACTAAACTGACTACATAGCTATCGTCTTTCCAAAAACCTAATTTCGTCATGCAATCTTGCAGCAGCTTATTGCTATTATCCAGATCCGGCTTAGTAAATTTATATTCGCCATCTTGATGATCTGCCGAAATCGGGAAACACCATTTAACAATCAGACGAACATTCCCCATGATTTTCTTTTTAGGGACAAATTTCGCAAGATTTCCCATCAATTTCTCCCGTGCCGCTTTTAATTCATCTGGCTCATAAAAATGTGGTTTGCCCTTTACGACGTGCACTTGTTTCTGCTGATGTGTTGTCTCCGGAGGAATCATCGGCATAAAAAATTCTATCACTTCCCAGTTACCTCCTTTAGTTATTTTTCATTGATACAGTTCTATTTCGTTTTTGTTTTTCTTTGTCCAAATTTTGTCACGCTGTATCCTTTTGTCTACTCTATCCCTTGAAAAGGGAGAGTAGACAAGGATAGCGGACAGCGGTACGACAAGGTTTGTATGGGTTTTTTATAAGTTGTCGAAGCCAGTCGAAGCTAAATAGCCCCTGACGAATAAAATGTTTTGTCGAAGCCAGTCGAAGCTAAATAGATTCGACAATCTCACCATGTTTATCCTTGCTCAAAAAGCCATCCGTGATTGAAAATTTCTCATGTTTTTTTACTCGACTATAGACAGTGTTTCTAGCAACCTCTAAATAATCTGCTATTGCATTCACTTCGACAGGTCCACCGTTCTCACTTAAAATATTAAATGCTTCCTCAAGCTGCCTTTTAGTCTTTTCTGCACGGCTTTCATTTGCCTTTTGCGTTCCTTTTTTCCACTTCTCCTTAGGGTCTTCATCAAGTTCGATGTCTTGCAATGATTCATCAAGTTCATGAATCGGAAACTTGAACCAGGCATTGACAGGATCAAATCGAGGAAACTCTCGAAGCGTCCCTTCAAGCCGCCAAGCGGATGCCTGACGTGCTGCTCTCACGGCCTTTTCTTTTTCAGCCTCAATCATAGATAGAACCTTCGGATCGCGAATCGCCGCTAGAAGATGGTGACCCATCTGACGCTTTGAAAATTGATCGTCTAAAGGAATCTCATAAGTCAGATTATATTGCCGAATTGCTTTTTGATAGACTTCGCAGATCGCTCTGATTTCCAAATCGATATAACGGTCTTCCGTCACTGGTAATTCGATTAGATCTAGAATCGCATCAGGATCTCGCGCGAATACTCCGGATCCGCTGGATCGGTCAATTGAACTTTTTCCGCCTTGAGATCCCTTGGAATGGTGATGGCAATAGATCACTGCGCATCCAAGTTCTGTCGCAATCTTATCAAACTGATTCGTAAAGTTTGCCATCTCATGGGCACTGTTTTCGTCACCAGTCAGCACCTTATATATTGGATCAATGATCACAGCGATATATCCTGCCTTCTGTGCTCGGCGAATCAATTTCGGTGCTAATTTATCCATCGGAGAAGTTTTCCCTCGCAAATTCCAAATATCGATATTTGACACGTGATCATGGCCAATCTGCAACTTGTTGTAAATTTCCACAAAACGGACTTTTGCGGAATTTTGATCTAATTCCAAATTGACATATAGGACTTTTCCTTGAGAGCATGGAAAGCCGAACCATTTGCGGCCTTCCGCGATTGCAATTGCTAATTGGATCAACGCGAAAGACTTTCCTGCTTTACTTGGTCCGGCAATCAACATCTTGTGTCCTTGCCGTAAAACTCCCTTGATCAATTCTGGGGCTAATTCGATTTTTTGTTCAAACAGGTCCGATAAATTTTCAGGGTCAGGCAAATTATCATTCATGTCCTCAATATATTCTTGCCATTCTTCCCACGATTTTTTGCCAATACTGGTCCCAATCAAAAATTGTTTTTTTCCCTGACGCATAAAACCAGGAAGCCGAGTCAGCCGTGACGGATTCTTATTTTGCTTATCGACTCTCAATCCATTTTTTTCAACGATTTTGTATAAGTAATCCACACGTTCTTGATATTGTGGATAGTTGATTGCATCTATTTTAACGATCGCGTGCAGGCTCTTACTTCCAGAAAAAGTGAGTGCAGCGATTGGCAGTTCGAGCTGATGTAAAATCTCATTCTGCTGTTCGATGCTCATGCTATCCGACTCAACCAGAGCGTATCGATAATCAACGACATTAGTGTTTTTTACACCTTGACCGTCAAGAGGATTGAAACGAATCCATGCTCCGCTTTCGGGATTCGGATCCCCAAGAACTGCCCCAATATCATCTTTATAGCGCTTTAGGTCTTGAATGATATCTCCCGCTGTTTTGGTGTAAACTCCGGTGCCATTTGGCAGCCATTTCTCCGTCCCGTCATTTCTTTTTTGTGCAAAGCCACCGTTCACATATCCGATGATGTCCCCTGGAGCAAAAAGCGCTTCAAGATATTTTGTGATCTGTTCTGCTGGGCTCCAGTTTGTTGGTTCTTGGATCTCTTGTCCTTGAATCCAATCCGTTTTAACAAGTTTGTATCCTTTATCCACAGGCATAGCGACAAATGCATCCTCCCAGCCGATCACACCTTCATCATCAATGCTGGAATCAGTGACCCATCCGTTTTCCTTAGCCATTTGTGTAATCGTCGCTCCAGTAACTGGGGAAAGATTTCCTTGGAAGCTGTCCCATTTCTTTTGGCATTCTCCTGCATGGAATCTTCCTGAATCGCCTGCACTCCATTGTTCCCAATCTTCTGCGCTATATCCCTCTTCTTTTAGCGCCATGCCGACATTGATCCATTCTTGATAATTTAATCCACCAAGATCGATATAGTCTAAAAGTTCTAAGAGATCAAATTTATTCATGAGCCAACCTTCTCGAGATTATAAGTTTGTGGATCTACTCCACTTGGAATTCGCCAGCCGTTGGCAGAGATCCTGCTGATCAATTTATTTGCATCATTAAATTGCCAAGTCCCGACATGTTGAAACCCGCGTTGCTCCAGAAACCGAATTTGTTTTGGCGTTGCCAAGGATGCTTCTTTGCGCTTAGCTAATCGCTCTAATAGAAGAGACGCTTTCCCGGCATTATCAACTGCATCTGGCAAAATCCCCAGCTTTTCGAGCGCTCCAAGCTGCCCTTCTGAAGGCGGTGCCATTTCCCAGCCGAAACTCGGAACATAATTCGTCAGATCCTCAGCTTGAATTGACATTTCAAATTGAAGAGGATCAACAAGTTTGCGTTTTCGTCGGCGCATCTCTGCGAGCTGTTTCGCTAATGCTTCTTCACGCTCGGCAATAACATCTTTCCCAGCTTGCGATTCTGCTTCTTCCAGATCGATTGCAATTCCGTCCGCGCCGGCCTCCTCAATATTTTCCGTCATCTTTCTTGCCACTTCGTCCGACTGTGTAATTAGATGCGCTGGGTGGCACAATTCGTGCCGTTCGGTATGCCAAAGAAAATCTAAAAGCAGCAGTTCTTCTTTCCCTTGATAAAGTCGTGTTCCTCGACCCACCATTTGACTATAGAGTGAGCGTACCTTTGTCGGTCGCAGCACGACAATACAATCAACAGAAGGACAATCCCACCCCTCTGTCAATAACATTGAGTTGCAAATGACGTTATACTTTCCACTTTCAAAATCTTCGAGTACTTCTTTTCGATCATCGGATTCACCATTTACTTCTGCGGCTCGAAATCCTTTTTCGTTCAAAATCTCTTGGAATTTTTTGGAAGTTTTAACGAGCGGAAGAAAAACTACGGTTTTGCGGTTCATACAATTTTTAACCATTTCATCGGCAATTTGATGAAGATAAGGGTCCAAAGCATTTCCAAGGTCTTTTGTGCTAAAGTCTCCCGCCTGCTGTCGGACTGCACTTAAATCTAAATGCAGCGGAATCGTCAGCGCTTTGATTGGCGAAAGGTAACCATCTTTGATTGCTTTAGGTAAAGAATATTCATAGGCAAGACTGTCAAAGTAAGTCCCTAAATTGCGCATATCTCCTCGGTCTGGCGTGGCTGTTACTCCCAAAACATTGGCTTCATCGAAATGGCTCAGCACACGTTGATAACTGTCGCTGATACAATGATGCGCTTCATCAACGACGATCGTGTCAAAATAATCTTTCGGAAATTTCTTAAGTCGTTTTTCTCGCTGAAGCGTTTGAACCGATCCGACAACGACTCGAAAAAAGCTCCCTAAGCTTGTCTGTTCTGCCTTTTCAGTTGCTGTCTTTAATCCGGTTGCCTTGACAAGTTTATCTGAGGCTTGGTCAAGCAGTTCTCCGCGATGGGCAAGGACGAGCACGCGCTCGCCCTCTCTTACCCGATCTTCAATGACTTTCGAAAATACAATCGTTTTCCCGGTGCCCGTCGGCAAGACCAGTAACGTTTTTCGTTTCCCACTTCTCCATTCTTTTTGAATAGATTCGCGAGCCTCTTCTTGATACGGTCTTAGTTGCACATGATCACTCCTCATTTATGCAATAATCGTAATTTTGCGTTTAGAAATTTCCTCTCGCAAATTATTTTCTAAATATTCTCGGATATTGGAAATCGCTTGGTTTCTCCATGCGCCCCCATCTGCTTCGAAAATTGCGCCACGAGGACCATCTTTCATCCGGAAAACAAACTTGCTTTCTGGTTGTTTGACTTCAACAAATGTCCGATACGGAATTAGTGTTACCGGATTTGGAACCTTTACATCCGCTTTGCTCGCCACTCCGGAGCGGATTGAAATGGCTTGGCTAATCCCATCATCGCCAGTATCTTTGACTGATTCTTCTACCACTTTCCCCATAACCTGCAGCAGAATATCTCGATCATTGTTTCTGACAAATTTAGATTGAAAAGCAATTACAAAATTTTCCGAATCTAAAAAATTATTGAAGTCAAAATATGGAATAATCGCTTGGGCTACTGCAAGCGTCTCACGCCTTCCGTCACTCGCTAACGTTCCCATAAGCAGAACTTGAGTTTCATTCTTAACCTGTAAAATCAGCGGTTTATCCACTCGATCTAAATTCGCTTTAATGTACTTGATCATGCCGCTAAGTGTATTGATCTCTAGAGGATCATTGGCCAAGATCGCAGTAGGGATAATCTCTTGTACATTACCATCATCATTTATCACTAGGTAACGATCGTTTCCAATGTCTACAATATGCTCCTCTGGCTTTGTTTTTAACTGCGTCAAATATTTAATAGCTTCTGTTGTAAGATCCATTTATCTATCCTCTTTTCTTTTGTAAATCAATCACTCGACGTTTTTCTTCTTTTTCCACAACATCGATAGGTTCACCAATATCTGTTTTGGGTTCTCCATCTAGCGGATCAATATACGTTTGTCCAGGCGCAGAAGAACATAATTCATGAGCCTCTACTTTTCCGCTTGCAAAATCTTTCCCTGTTAATAAAGTAGTTGACACACCTTCGACCGGCGCCAACTTTGTGATAAAGTCACTGTTTAAAGCTACTGTCTTACGTGATTCATCCGGTTTGAATTCTAATTTGATTGTGATCGTTCTTTTAGATGTTGCTTCAGTATTTGGATCATGTATATTTTCAAAAACTTTCTGCAGTTCGCCATCCAACTTTTCTTGAATAGCACCTTCTGATAAATTTGATAGCTGCAAATCGATATTTTTCATATTCATTTCCTCCTAAAATTCACCAGGCGTGAAGCTTTGGTTTTGCGGCTGCTGATTTGTTTGCGGTGGGTTTGCAAAAGTAGTTTGTGGTGGGATGTTTTGCATTGGCGGCTGATTCTGCACTGACTGATTTTGAGCCGGTTGATTGAATGATTGTGTCGGTTGCTGAGTAATTGGTTGTTGAGTTGATTGAACTTGATTTGCGGCGCCTGGTGCAAGATATTCATCTACCTGATTATTCTCGACTTCTTTCCCTGAATTATTAGTATATTTATTGATATTAAGCTTCGCGATCCCGCGACTGCCGACAACCATTCCCCAATTAGGATTAAATGCTTGGCCGATCACCGGCGCTTGTCCAATGCCTGCAAAGAACTGAGTTAATTTCCATTGCCATTTTTTCATCATGTAGAGCCGATCAGTCACGGTCGTAGTTCCAAGCGGTCCACTAAATTCCATTTCTATTTCGGCATATGGTGCGCCATTAGGAATCTTCGTCGACCGACCATCATAGACTTTTCGCTCGAAATTTTTGACAACGAATTGATACTCTCCTTCCGGAAAGAGCTTAAAGCTGCTTTCCTCTGCCATAAAGCCACTGTTCCAATCCAAAAATTCATTTTCATTATTCATTTAGTTTTCCTCCTAAAATTTTTGTTTTTGTTTGAGTTGCTGAATCATTTCAAAAACTTGTGGCCACGCGGCAACCAATACTCCTTTAACAAAATCCGGTTCATACGCGCTGATTGGTGTGTCCTCTGTGTAATAGCCTTTTGCGCCGATAGCTCGTTGGATCTCTTGCGGGAGCACGTTATTTGCCTGCATCAAATCTAATAAGTCTTGTGGGATCCCCTCATACTTTACTGGCTCTGGAGAAAAGTTCGGGGTATCAGCAGCATTTGGGAGCGACTCAACATTTGCCGGATCAATCATCTGGGACTCCTCTACCGTTTGCTGTAGCTCTTTTGAAGTTTGAGAAACTTGAATAGAAGGTTGCGAAGGAGCGATTTGATTGGCAAAAATAGGAGCAATACCTGCAAAATTCATTTCTATTTGTTCTGGCAGCTGAAATCGATTCTTCGCATCCCACGCTGGGTGGTGAGTCGTATACATCATCCGTTTGCCACCTTGAGCTTTCTTTTTCCCTTTATCGTTAGTTGAGATGATGGCGATCTCGTAATTACAAAACAGCAGCATATCGACCCACTCTTTGACTAATCCCGCAGTTGTGGCGATGGTCTTTTTATTACCCAGCTTTAATTCCCAACGGTCATAGGCTCCAAGTTCATCTGGTCGGGTAAATGATTTGATTTGTGCATGGGCTGTCAAAACAACATTGATTCCGCCGTCAATCAATTCCTGGAGTTTATCAAGCAATCGGCCCAACTCTTCGCCAAGATAGGTATAGCCGTTACCATATCCAAAATCTTCGATTCCTTTTTTATTATATTTAGCGCAGACAAATTGGATACATAGTCGCTCTGCCCAATCGATCGTGTCGATGACAAGCGTTTTACATGGCCGATTGATCTTCACATCTTCAACTTCTTGCAGCAGCATTTGCCAACTAGAAGGCTTGTCTAGCCGTGCAATATCCATATTGCTGGTTCCGCCTTCTGTATCAATAAATAGGGGATCTGGAAATTGCGCGGCTAAAGTTGATTTCCCGATGCCTTCAGGTCCGTAGATCGCTACTTTTTGTGCGCGATTGATCACGCCGCGAGTAATATTCATGTTTAAAATTTTCCTTCCTGCCATTTCGGCTGTTCTTTTCGCTCTAGTGTGTTTTTCACAGCATATCCGTCCTCAATAATGATCTCGCATTCGTCGCCGGTCGATACGCGTGTAGCGATCGCTTGCAAGCCTTCTTGTTCAAGCCATTGTCCAAATTCATTGAGCGAAGACATATCCATCTGTTCAAGCTTATCGAGAAGGATAAATCCGCAATCAGGTTTCAGTTGGCGGACAATCGCCGTTGCGACTTTTAATTGATCTGACCCTGACATGTTGTCCCACTTTTGCTGATTATAAGTGAGCTCACCATCCTCGACAGATAACCCTTCTAACGGCAATTTAGCATTAATTAGCAATCCGTCTTTTGCTAAGCGGATCTTCGTTAAGTCCGCCGTCAGTGCTTCATACTGCGCGCGATACTGATTGGCGTCATCCTCCGCCTTATCTTTATCGAGATTGATGCGTACTTTCCGATTGATCTCATCGATATTCGCAATATTTTGCTGCAGTTCAACAGTGGATTCATCTTGCAGATCTTGTGCGCTTGACTGTGCGATTTCGAGCTCATGAGCAGTTTGTTGGTGCTTAGCTTCCAGTTCGGTTAATTGATTTTTGATTCGCACGATTTCTTGCGCCTCTTGATCAAATTTTTGTCCAAGCTGCACCACATTTTGCCGTAATCTCTGATTCTCTCCATTCTTCGCCAAGATAGCTTGCTGCTGATTGAGGAGTTCTTGCGGCGAAATCAAATCTTTTGGGGCCTCAGGAAAATATGGCAGTTCTTGAGCATGCTTTTTCTTTTGATCGGCAATTTGCCCAACGGCGCGTCTTTGATTATAAATTTCCTGTTCCTGAAGTTCTAACTTTGTCAGCTGGTCGCCGATTCCAATGATCTGGAGTAAGATCTGTGCCTTTTCTTTGCTCGTTGCATCTATGAATTTGGGTAAATTAATCGCCAATTCCTCGACAAAACTATTGAGCAGTTGTTGACCGCTGCGATTGCCATCTGGATCGATTACTTTTAAAGAGGAGTTCTTTCCTGCTCGCTCGATTACCAGTCCGTTGTTCATAACAATATGGAGATGCGGAGGATTGACTGATCCTTCACGATTCGGCTTACTTGGTTTATATCGATCACCACCAAGTGCCCAAGCGATCGCATCTAGCACACTCGTCTTTCCTTGATTGTTATTCCCGCCAATCACAGTTAGCCCATTTTGAGTCGGCTCTATTTTGACACCTTTGACACGTTTAACATTTTCAATTTCTAATTTGTTAATTTTTATAGTCATGGATTACACCTCTTTATTTGATATACTTAAGAAAAAAATGGTGGTGTTCTGATTGCTTGATCAAATTTACCGTATTCAAATTCTGAATCCAAAATTATCCGTTTCTGATATCTGTGCTATAGCCTCTATCGTTATTTCACTAATTACTGTGTTGTTTATAGTTATTGACCGATCTAGGAAAAATAAAACTGAAAAAATGAATTTAGCGGTGGGAATAAAAAAGGCTATTGAACACACTGGTCGAGAACGACTATTTATATTTTTTACTTTTGCAAATGCGTCTTCTTTACCTATAACGATTAATTCTATTAAACTAACGGTTGGCAATGAAGTTATTCCCGACACATCGGAGGGAGAAAAAGGCGGAAGCACTCTCCTGTTTCCTGAAGAAGTATCAGGCTATCTATTCCCCTCAAACAATAAATCAAGTACTTTTATAGAAAATGCCGGCAAAACTTTACCTTTTCCATTAGTTATCGAACCATACACTACTCGTGGTGGATTTGTCGGGATTTATGCTGGTGACAATTCAGCTAGTATAATTCCTGATAAGCAAACTAATGTGTTTATCGTTGAAACATCGCGGCTTCCGATAGAATTTAATCATTATTTCTTACTCGATGGAGCAGAGTACACAACTTATCGAGCCGGAAATATCGTAAAAAAATACCAAAATATTAACAATAATAAGTCATAACATTTTTGTTTAATTGTTCGACTTATGATTTTTTGAATCTCGGCAATTCTCCGCATCAGCTTCAAACAGTAGTGCTAGGATCAGTCCTAGTAACAGTGAAAGTCCGACAAACTCCAGCCATTCTATTCCCAGACTTCCAATCATCGCACTGACGAATGCTAGAGAAAATGCGCCAATGATCATTCCTCTGTTACTCAAAAAATCATCTCCCTGCTATATCTTTTTTGATCGATAGCGATTGAGGTCCATCCAGCGCACAAATTCATCGAAAACATCGAGTTGCACCAACACGATTTTATGCGTCGGATGCAGTACACCATCTGCAAACTCGTCTAAATCAGCCATTTTACTCAGCCATTTTTCCAAACTTGGTTTCGAGATAGAATACATTTTCATGATTACCGCTTTATTCGCATATTTGATTTTTGCTCGATCAGGATCTAGCGCCACTTTTTCCAAATCAATTTGAATGGGTTTTGGCATTGTGATCACTCCTGTTCAATAAGTAGTAAGTGCCTAGTTGATTGGGCATATTTTCTAAAGTCGTGTTTTGCGACGTTAGAATTGTTTTGTCCCCCTATCTGATTTTATAGAACTCAATGATTGCTAAAAGAGTCTCGTGAGCCTTTTTACTTTGATTCTTTCCTGACAAGTAATCATTTAGATCCTGCTTATGAACATTGAAATAGGTTGCCACACTTGTGAGCGTGATTCCTCTGTCATCAAAGTAATCACGTATTTTTTGACGGATTACCGCTGTATCTGGCATCTTTTATTCACCCCTCTATTTTTATTTGATTTTTAAAACATTTTTGATCGCTGTTATGTGTTCTACAGCTTTTTTTCCATCCCTTTTTCCATTTAAAATATCTGATAGATATGCACCAGAAATTCCTAGTAGCTCAGCTAATTCTTTAAACGTCATTTTTCTTTTCCTCAGCTCTGCTCGAATTTTTAAATCAAGATTTTCACTCATCTTTTTCACCGCTTCCTTATAATTAATTTATAAGCTAAAACATTAGCTAATTGTTTACACCAATTAGTTTTTGTGATATTATCAAGGCATAGTTAAATAAGCCTTGATAAAAGCCCATAAAACAATATTTCTAAGTTTGCCGACCGCGAAATAGTTTTTTGTTGGTTAAATTAAGCTTGTTTATTTAGCTAATGAATTAGCTTACGAGATAACTATAATATCAAATAAACTATTTGTCAATGAATTAATTATCTTTTATGATATTTAGTTTTCTCGTGGCCTGAAGAGGTGATTTAAATGAGCATAGTATCTAGAATTAAAGATCTTGCCCAAGAAAAAAAAATGACCATCGCTGAGCTTGAAAGAACGGTTGGAATATCCAACGGTCAGATAAGAAAATGGGATGATCGCACACCAGGCATCGATAAAATTCAAAAAGTAGCAGACTATTTCGACGTATCAACTGATTATCTTCTCGGCAGAACTGAAAAGCGTCGCTACTATGATTTAACTAAAAAGGACGAAAGAGATATCACTAAAGAATTAGAAGCGATGATAACGGATTTAAAATCTTCTGGAGCGTTTGCCTATTCAAAAGAGACTGCTGAAGTAGATGAACAAACTCATGAATTATTGATTGCTTCACTAGAGAACTCGCTAAGAATCGCTAAAATCGAAGCGAAAAAGCGATTTACACCTAAAAAATATCGAGATCGAGATTAGGGAGTGTTGTGATATGGATTTACCTTATATTGATAAAACTATTAAAAAATTGGTAAAAACCTATCAGACCCGGGATCCCTACCGCCTTGCAAAAGAATTGAATGTGTTGGTACTGATTGAAAATCTTGGTGATATCTATGGTTATTATAACAACTTACGAAGAATAAAAATGATTCATATTAATTCAAATATGAGTGATAACAAAAAACGCATAACGTGTGCCCATGAACTCGGTCACAGTATTCTTCATCCTGCTGAAAATACACCTATGCTATCACAAGTAACGATCGCATCCGAATTAAAAATCGAAAAAGAAGCTAACTATTTTGCAATTAATTTAATTGTCGATCCGAGTGCTGACGGAATTGAATATTTGCAGAAATATCAAAAACTTGAGTACTTTGGGCTATCTGATGAATTCGTCCGCTATATATAAATATTGTGAAAAAAATAATTTTGAAGAGGAAGTGAAAATATGAGTATTTGGGATTCGGTAAAAGCCAGTGCGGAAAACAAGTCTAAACTAAACGAATTGCAGAAAAAACTGAGAAGAAATGAACCATTGAGTATTGAGGAAAGAGAATGTTTTGAAAAGTTGGCCAAAAGGACTGTAGAAGAAGACATAGCAAAGAATCCAAATAAATACTTTAGTGCTACAACAAAATATGGTCGCCTAGAAATTGATGAAGCAAAAAGACTTTTTAAATTGGGGATTATAGAATTTTATAGCTTTGATGAACTGAATAGTTATGAATTGTTAGAAAATGGCAGCTCAATAACCTCAGGTGGTTTAGGAATCGGCCGTGCGGTAGTCGGCGGCATTCTGTTTGCTGGCGTTGGAGCTGTTATCGGTGGAGTAACGAAAGGTAGAACACAAACAAATATAGTTGAAAGTTTAAAAATACTCGTCACCTTTAAAAACCGAAAGCCTGTTTCAACTACTCTAAACTTTATCAAGAAAAAACAGAAAAAAGATAAACGTTATGAAAAAATCTTGGTTGAAGCTCAAGAAACATTGGCAGGCTTTGATTTTATTACCCAAAGTCTTGAAAACGTACGTCATGATGAATTGATTGATTCTATAGGCAGTACTCCCTCATCCGCTAATTCAGTGGCAGACGAAATTAGAAAATATAAGGATTTAGCTGAAGAAGGAATTATTACTAAAGAGGAATTTGAGAAAAAGAAAAAAGAATTATTGGAGCAATAAAAAAAGCGCATCCCCCTCCCGCCAAGAAGATGGATGCGCTGACCAAAATAAAACCTGCTTAGGCTTATTTCGTTATGCCTATTTTAGCAGAAAATAGGAGGAATTAACATGTGGATGGAGGAAGTAAAAAATAAGCAAGGTAAAATAGCTTATAAATATATTGAGCGCTACGAGGATCCCGCCAGTGGTCAGAAGAAGAAAGTTTCCATCACATTGGATAAGAAAACGCGACAAGCACAAAACGCTGCACAGAGAATGCTGAATAAAAAGATTGCCAATTTTTATGATCAATACAAAGAGAAAAAAAGACTTCAAGAAAAACTAAGGTCCGAAGGGATCATTGAGAATGATAAAACGCTTGAAGATATGATCCGAGCATGGTTTGAAATGATTCAAGATCCGCGAGCGAAAAAGCAACTAAAAGGATCAACGATTTCTGGCTACAGCTATGGAATCGATATGCTCTTTAGAGATTACATGACTCTGGAAAAAGAGATGCTAATCCAAAACATTACGCATGAGCATATTCAAGCTTTTTACGATCGATTAGTATTTGATCTTGGCCGCAGAAAGACTTATGTTAAACGATTTCGTGCGATTATCCGGGGCGCTTTTACTTTAGCGTATAAAAAAAGATACATCAAAAACCTTGATCCAATTAATCTTTCACAGATCCATGAACCAATTAGATCTGTCAAAGACTTGGAAGATTCGCAAGTTCCTCGCTATCTAGAAAAGAAAGAAGCTGAACAGATTTTTGAGATCCTCAAAACTTATAATCCGTTATACACACAAGTATTTGAACTCCAGTATCATACTGGTATGCGCTTTGGTGAAGTGATGGCTCTAGAAGAAAAAAATCTTCATGACGGTTTCCTTCTTGATATCCACGGAACTTACGACAATGCGAATCGTAGCAGAACCAGACATCAAAAAGTACCTCCAAAAACAAAGAAGTCCTTTCGAACGATTGAATTAGGGGCTCCTGCCATAAAGATTCTCACGGATAGAATCTATCACAATCAATTCATTCAAAATAAAAAAAGTGACTATATTTTCGTTTCCAGACGAGACCGCCCATATGATCGTGGAACGCTCAACAGATTCATCACCGCTCATTGTGCAGAATTCATCACGAGCACAAAAGTAAGCACGCATGTTTTCCGGCATACCCATATTAGTTTACTTGCTGAAAAAGGCGTTCCCTTGAAAGTTATTATGGATCGTGTTGGCCATCAAGATCGTGAGACTACAGAAAAGATTTACATGCATGTAACTAAAAAGCAAAAAACAGACCTGGTTAAAACCCTAAATGAGTTTTGACCAGGTCTGCCCCTTTTATGCCCCTTTTTGAGCGGAGCCTCTCGTAAACACTGCTACGCCAGCGCGCCCATTGGATCCCAAGGGAGAAGGATCTTCGGTTCAGTCGCCCATGCTTTTTGAAGTTCTTCAGGCAGCAAGTCTTTGCGGATCACGATTTGATACGTATACTCATCCATCCACGCATCGCTTGCGACAAAGAATCCTTTATCGCCGACTTTATCGCCCCATGAATTTTCTACTTTCCATTTCGCCGGATGACCATCGACAAGATCGACACCGGTCAAAACCATCGCGTGCGTCATCATGCTTTCACCGTAATCCAGACGTTCTGCTTTGGTCATCGAAAAATCAACATTGAACGTATCATTCACATCATAGATATCCAGCGACATCACGCCATCTTGACGATTGCTTGATTGGCCGACATCACAGCCGAACCAAACCGTTTCACCGTCCTCCAGCTGTTTGACAGCCAGCCGTTTGAAAGTTTCCATCGCCACATTCAGATATTTGACTTGTTTGCCGCCGACCACGTTGCCGAGCAGTTCGACGGTATAGGTTTTGTTGAATGGCTTATCTTGCGTCGGAGCATTGATCACCGAAATATAGTCGTCCAAATCAACCCCGACAAATTTCTTGAAAAACGTGAGCGGTGTCAGCTCTTCTTCGCGATGGAAATTTTTCTCTTCATCGCGGTATTCGAAATCGAAAGTTTCCGGCGGGGTCCCGAGCGAAGTCGCTAAAAAGCGGTAGACTTCTTCAAGCATCGCCTGTTTGCGTTTTTCGATCGCGGCTGGCTCAGCGCCGTCGCGGACCGCTTTGCGCAATTCGATCGCATCCCGCCGCAGCTTTTTATTCAATAGATCATTTAACTCACGCGAATTCGAACTGTTTTTGCTTTCCGGGAAAACTGCTTTCGGCACGACTCCGTATTTTTGGAAGATCGAAACGATCATATCCCATTGGCCGCCATCCTGCTGCGGAGTTTGCAGCAAAAATGCGACTTTGCGGCTGGTCAGTGCTTCGCCGGCAGTTGCCAGCACATTTTCATAGAACCAATTGGATTTTTCATATTTGTCCCAGAAAAAGGTATAGTTTTGCGATAATTCAAAGTCTTTCAGCTGGAACTGCTGCAAAATCTTGTGCCGAAAAGTATTGAGCGCAGCAAACATCCAGCAGCGGCCGGATTGTTTTTGATTGGCCACCGGTCCAGCAGCGACATCGATCGAAAATACCGGCTGATTATTGACGTGTCCTTGGATATTTTCCGAAGAAGCTAAGATGCCGTTTTTTACAACACCGCGCTGGAGCGCCTGTTGTTTGTCATTTGTTTGGTAAGTCTTTCTGAATTTTTGGGTCAGTTCAGGTTGGATCGCTTCTGTCATTTCATTCATCCTTTCTTGCTCGTTACGCAAGTATTTTACTATTGAAACTCATTTTCAACAAGCTTCGCGCCTAAAGCGAAGCAGCATCTTCTGCAGCGGAACCGCATTTTTTGATCTCCGAAAGCAATCGTTCGATCAAGGCCGGCCATGCATTTCGTTTGATTTCTTTTTGGATAGCAGGTGCGATCACTTCGCCTTGCTCCAAGCGCTCGATCTGCTGGCGAAGCGCTGCTAGAAGGGCTGTTTTGAATTTTGGAAGATCTTCCGGATAAGGCTCGTCTTGATTGTACAAGCGCGGCAGCGGCACGTATTCGATCACACCGGACTGGTTCACTTTTTCACCCAGCTGCTCTTTCAGCGGTTCGATCTCGGTCGTGACGACCCGCATTCCGCTCGCGAGTGCTTCAATCGCTGTCAGCCCGAGTCCTTCGTAGTATGACGGTAAGATGAAGAGATCCGTTTGCCGGAAAAGACGTGCCAGTGACGGCTGGTCTTTGACATTAAAGAGCCGCAAATTCAAATTATGCTTTTGATGCATGCGAATGATCGCCAGCGCTTCCTCATTTGCATTGCCGACTAATGACAGCTTCACATGCGGTTTGCTCTTGACGAGCTGGTCGAACACATCCAAGAGCTCGAAAACGCCTTTTGCCGCCGACAGTTTTCCGGCGTAAACGAGTTCGATGCGGCCTCCGCGAGCTTTCTTTTCTTCGCAGTAAAAATAGTGCGGATCATAGCCGCCCCCCAAAACCGAGATCTTCTCCCGCGGATAATGGAACGTTTCTGCGATCTCCGGTACTTGATCTTGACTGAGTGCAAAAACATGCGTGACATTTTGCAGGTCATTGACGTATTTCGCTTTGAGATACGGATGCTGGCGCGCTTGGCGGAGGTCAGTCCCATGGCAGAATGCGAAAATCGGCAGTTCAGGAAAGTGTTCTTTGACGAGACTCGTCAAGAACCAGAGATGATGGCAGAACAAAATATCGGGCTGGACTTTCTCAACGGCTTCTGTGATCTTTTTCAAGAAAACATCCTGCCATTGTTTGATCATCAAAGGTGTCATTTCGCCGTAAACGGTACTTTTATACGGCATCACATCACTCATTCCCGGAAGCGGAAAGCCGCATTCATCGTTTGGGAACATCAGCGGGAACTGCAGATCATATTCGATCGGCAAATCGAGCGAAACCCCTTCAAAACCGCCGTACACGCAGGCATTTTCATGCTCCTGCAAGCCTTTGATCACATTTGAAAAATAGACTCCGCTGCCGGTTTTAGCCGGCAGCTGTGCCTGAATATGTAAAATCCGCAT